CGGCTATCGAAGAATTAGGATCATTTGCGAATGGTATGTGTGGCAATATAGAAATTATTGAAATTCCGGATAATATCGAATGGGAAATTAGTGATTATGATGGATTTGAAACAATACATGAAAAACATCAAAGCTGGTAACTAAGCCGCAATTTAGTTCGAAAGGAGTAAAAAGATGGATGATTTAACTATGGCAATATTTTGGTCTTGGGTGCCGATGTGGGTATTTTTTAATGGGATAGCAAAATGCATTAGAGCATGGAAAGGGTTATCCAATGATGGTATGAATCTTAACACGGTCAATAAGATTGTTTAACCATAAGACATTCCGGCGTAGGGAACCGGGATTAGAAATTTAATTGGGTGAGTGAGTTTTTTGATAACTAAAAAAATAAGCAGCGGACTCATTGTCTTGGCGGACTGTCTGCTGCTCACTTACCTAAGGACAGTATACCATGATAGTCCTTGGGTTTCAAGGAGGATTATTATGAGTACACAAATGATAAAATCACAGATGAGAGACGCGATATTGGTAGGTATGGCAGAGTACGTGGATAAGGCAGTATTGCAGATATTGAGTAATCTGATCGAGGAGCAGCTCGTAAGAGTCAATGTCGAGGAGATTACGACCCTGCCGGCAGAAGTCAACAATAGTATAGATGAGCAAAATAAGTATGTTATACAGCTGTTTTTAATCAAAAAAGAAGAGCTTAAAGAAGAGACCAAATATAATTATCTGAACGCCATTAAGAAGCTGCTGACTCAGATCGATAAGCCACTGATCGAAATGACCGACATCGATATTAAGCAGTACCTCAGGTGGTACGAGCGCCGTAACGAGGACAAGACAGGCAAGATCAATAAGCCCAGTACGGTCAACAATGAGCGGCGGTATCTGTCTGCATTTTTTAATTGGATGAGGATTGAGAAGCTCTTGTTTGACAATCCAGTTGAGTCGGTCGGAAAGAAACGTACAGACAAAGGGCAAATTGATTATTATACGCAGGAGGAATTGGAAAAACTGCGTGAAGGATGCCAGACAAAGCGCGACCGGGCCATGATCGAGGTATTGCGCAGTACGGGCCTGCGGGTGGGTGAGTTTTGTAACATCAATATTGAGGACGTGGATTTTAAAACGGGCGATGTTTGGATCCAGCGCGAGAAGGGCGGACTTAACACCCCAGCGTATATCGATGAGGCCGCCATGTACTACCTGCGGGAGTATCTTAATGAGCGAGAGGATGATTGCGAGGCGCTGATCGTTGGCAAGCGGGCGCCGTATAGTAGGCTTAAGCCCTGCGGCGTGAGAGCCGTTCTGAAAGACATTGCACGGAGGCAGGGTATGTCCTGTAAGGTATACCCGCACAAGTTCCGCAAAACGCTCGGAATGACCCTCAAAAACAAGGGGTACGACCTGGGAGTCATCCAGGAGGTGCTGGGGCACACCAGCCCCGCTACGACAAGCAAGTATTACGCGGAATCTACGTCTGATACATTACGCAGCATCAGACGGCAGGCTGCATAAGGAGGGATAAATTGAAAAAGAGAAAAAGAAAAAACCGAAAAGAAATAGCACGAAGTTTCCAGGGGCATTATGGGGTAATGGCCCGAAAGGAGTCATCGCGCATGGCACGGTGGTGGTTCAGGCGGCCTGCGTATCAGGTTAACGGGTTATCTGATAAGGCGCGCGGTCTGATCAGAGCGCAGGGATCCCAGATAGAGAGGAGTGGGCCGGATGACCTACAAGGAGCTGACTGATTATATATTCAGCCGGATGCAGCATAGCGATCATAAAATGTCTGAGCAAGTGCCGGATGATGTAGCTGATATGATTAAGGGCGGGTCTGGGCATATTGATCCCGCACGGTACGTAGCCAGCAAGTGTGACATCAAGAGAGGAGTTGACGCGGTTGGACAAAAAAATACTTGAGGATTACATAGATGCCTGTGCGGTTCTGGAGCAGACCGAAGCGGAAATCAAAAAATTGAAACGTAAACAGAAGACTGTCGTTAAAACAAACGTGGAGGGCAGTAATCCAGAATGGCCTTACGAAAAGAAGCATTTTACTATACAGGGTACTACATTGACATATAGAGATGATGGGCAGCTTAGAATTGAGGAACAAATAAAAGAGAGGCAGAAGAAAGATGCAGAGGAACTGAAACTGATGGTCGAGGAGTGGATGCTTACCATCCCATTCCGGATGCGACGGATAATTGAATATAAATTCTTTCACGGGCTAAACTGGGAAGAAGTTGCTAAATTGATGGGGCGGAAGTGTACAGGGGATAGCGTTAGAATGGAATTTAACAATTTCATGAAAAAGTAATTTCGCTTTTTTCGGACTTTTCGTTTTATGTTTGCTATAGTATAAAGTGAAATTGGTGGGTAATTACATGATGATCCTCCTTCATCGTTTTGAACAACGTCCTGCGCATTAGCGAGGGGCGTTTTTGTGTGGAGTATATCATCAATGGCAGATGTGCAGGGTAGCGCCCTGTGTCTCGGTTCGATTCCGGGCCCTCCCATTACCCATGTTTTTGTTGCGGTTGTTCATGGGTGTAACTAATAACAATAATTCAAAAAGTCATTGTTCAACTTAGTATTCAGCATTGGGCATCAATGTGTCGTACAAGAACCGCAACAGTGGGCGGCGGTCACTACCCGGCTGCCGCTTATCTCAGAAAGGAGCCAATAATGAAAGTAAATATACTTGGTACTGATTATAAAATAAAAAAGTGTAAAATTTCGGAAGATAAACATATGAAAAAAAATGAATCTTTCTGGGTATTGCGCTGAAATGGGAAAATACATAGTTATTGCTGATATGACGGATCCTGAGTATTTTCCAAATATGGATATATCGGAGCAGGAAAGATACAGGAAGGAAGTATTGAGGCATGAGATAATTCACGCATTTCTTAATGAGTCCGGGTTATCTAATTGCTCAAGTACCCCGGAAGGGCCGTGGGCTAAACACGAAGAAATGATAGACTGGATTGCGATCCAATCACCGAAACTCTTTAAGGCATTCAAAGAAGCGGGAGCATTATAACTAACTGAAAAGAAGGAGAGGTGAGCCGTTATGGCATTAACAGAAAAACAAAAAATATTTGCGGATGAATACTTGATTGATCTGAATGCTACAAGGGCTTACCGAGTAGCATATCCATCCGTAAAGAATGATGATACAGCTGCCGCAGCAGGATCAAGATTGTTAAAGAATGTTAAGGTTGCGGTATATATTGATCAAGAGCTTGAAAATCTCCGGTCTGAGCGTGTTGCAGATGCGCAGGAGGTTATGGAACATTTGACAGCCGTTATGCGCGGAGAAGTAAAAGAGGAAGTCGTAGTGGTCGAGGGAGCAGGAGAGGGATACAGCGAAGCAAAAATAATTGAAAAGCAAATTGCGGAGCGTGACAGGATCAAGGCCGCTGAGCTGCTTGGCAAAAGATATTCCATGTTTACGGACAAAGTTGACGTAAACGGCGTGGAAGGCGTGGTGATTGTGGATGACATCCCAAAGCCAGATAACACAAGTTAGACTTACAGATTTAATTGCCCCGTCATTTTATGGACTCCACCGGGATATAGCGGAGCATAATCACACGCATTATAAGCTGTCCGGTGGGCGCGGATCCACAAAGTCATCTTTCATCAGCATCGAGATTATCTTTGGCATGATGCAGGATCCGGCGGCGAATGCCATTGCTATGCGCCGCGTAGGACGATTCCTGGAAGAATCTGTATTTGAGCAGCTACGATGGGCAATAGACGCCCTAGGTGTGGCAGACAAATGGAAAGTAAGGCTTTCTCCTCTGGGTCTGACATATATACCCTATGGAAATAAAATCATATTTCGGGGTGCGGACGATCCTCAGAAGATCAAATCCGTAAAACTCAAAAATGGCTATTTCAAATACATATGGTTCGAAGAACGGTCAGAATTTGAAGGGCCGGAAGAAGAACGTACAATACTCCAATCACTCATGAGAGGCGGTTCGGATTATTTTGTTTTCTACAGCTGGAACCCACCTAAAAGCATGAACAACTGGGTAAACCAGGATGTGCTGGAAGAACGGCCCGACACTGCAGTTAGCCACACGGATTACAGGACAGTGCCCAGGGAATGGCTTGGAGAACAGTTCTTCATAGAGGCAGAACACCTGCGAGAAACTAAGCCAAAAGCCTATGAGCATGAATACCTTGGCATTGCAACCGGAACTGGTGGAGCCGTATTTGAGAATGTCACTGTTCGGACGATTACAGATGATGAGATAGCAATATTTGATAGGATTAGGCAGGGGCTTGACTTTGGCTATGGAGCTGATCCATTGGCGTATATCAAAATGCATTATAACAGCAAGCAGAAGCGCCTTTTTTTATTTGGTGAGATATATGCCGTCAAGTTGGGAAATACCAAAGCCGCGCGGGAGATACGCAAATTCAACCCGCTGAACAAAATTATTACTGCTGATTCCGAGGAGCCGCGTGCTATAGCTGCATTAAATGAGCTGGGGTTACGAATTATTGGAGCCAAGAAAGGCCCTGGATCTGTGGATTATGGCATGGAATTTCTGTCCGATGAACTGGAAGAGATAATAATTGACCCGAAGCGCTGCCCGAATGCAGCGAGAGAGTTTACAAGCTATGAACTGGAAATGGATAAGGACGGTAACTTTAAAGGCAGCTATCCGGACAAGAATAATCATACGATCGATGCTGTCCGTTATGGCATGGAAGACAGCATGATCAGAAGGAAGGCAAAAATTAAGAACAAGGCGAAAGCCGGATTCCATTAAGGAGGATAAAAATGTTTTTTAAAAAGAAAAAGGAAATTGAAAAGTTAAAACGTGAAATAGATAGTCTTACAACTGCCAACACCGCATTAACTAGATCAAATAAGGAATTGGAAGAAAAATTAAATGCCGACTATATTGACACGGATTTTTGTGCTGTATGTGAGAATGGAATTCCATTAAAAAATGCTTTTGGAGACTTGTATGGTGCTAAATGTGCTCTTAAATGTGAGTGCGAAAATTTTGAGAGAAAACCACAGTGAGGTGATATGAGATGCGTGTGTTTACGATGCCCGCTCCTGAGTGGGACGAGAATAACATAGATAAGCAGGCAGTCAGGCACCTGATTCTGAAGCATAGGGCATGTGTAAAAGACTTAGCACAGCTCAAAGCCTATTACAAAGGCAAGCACAAGATATTGTCGGATGAGGGCCGGGAGAATAAGCTGGTGTGCAATCACGCAAAAGATATAGCAGACACAGCTACGTCCTATTTTATAGGCAATCCTGTGAGCTATAAAAGCAATGCCGATATCAGGCCCCTGACGGATGCCCTGGAGCTGGCCGGAGCGGATGAAGCTGACATGGATAACGGGCTGGATCTGAGTATCTATGGACGGGCTTACGAGTATATTTATACCAAGCAGGACGGCACCGATTTAATCATAAAGAATCTCCCCCCGGAAAACACATTTGTTGTTTATGATGACAGCATAGAACAGAATGAGCTCTTTGCTGTCTATTATTATGCCCAAGTGGATTCGAGAGACGAGAACAAAACAGTCTATGTGGCTACCATCTTGACTCAGAATTATAAGTACATGGCGGTCATCGAAGACATGGAGGGGCCGCAGGGGTTCATGGAGAGACCAGAACCGCACTTTAAGGGCGAGGTGCCTGTCATTGAGTACCTAAACAACAAGCTGGCTATTGGGGATTATGAGCTGCAGATCCCGCTGATCGATGCGTACAACGCGCTGATGAGTGACCGGATCACGGATAAGGAGCAGTTTATAGACTCTATCCTTGCCCTGTATGGGGCGCTACTATCCGATGAAGATGAAGAATATGAAGAAGATGGAAGCGGCAGCCAGACCGCAATGGAGCATCTTAAGGAAGAGAAATTGCTGGAACTTCCGACAGATGCGAAAGCAGAATACCTAACCCGAACATTCGATGAAGCGGGCGTAGAAATCTTGAAAAAAGCCATCGAGCAGGATATTCATAAGTTCTCCCACATCCCCTGCCTGACGGACGAGAGCTTTGGCGGCAACGTCTCCGGCGTTGCGATGGAATTTAAGCTGCTGGGCATGGAAAATATCACAAAGATCAAGACCAGGTATTACAAAAAGGGGTTACGTAAGAGGCTGCGGATCTTTACCAACTATTTGGCTACGCGGTCGGGAGTCCGTGTTGACATCTCCGGGATCGCCCCAACGTTTACCCGCGCCATGCCTAAAAACCTATTGGAGATCAGCCAGTATGTGGCCAACCTCTGGGGAAAAGTAAGCCGGAAGACCTTATTATCACAGATCCCCTTCGTGGAAGACCCAGAAGAGGAGCTGAAAGCTGTAGAAAAAGAGGAAGTGGATAATCTGAAAAAGCAGAAGGAACTTTTCGGGAATCAGCCGAACGAGCCTCCGGAAGGCGGAGAGATAGACGATGAAGAGTAATACTTATTGGGAGCGGCGACAGGTTCAAGATGCCTTTAATTATTTCCAGAAGGCAGAAGATACGGCTGATCAAATCGCGAAAGTATACCTGAAAGCATCCCGGCACTTATCGCTGGAAGCAGACGAGATTTTCGAACGATATCAGACAAAACATGGATTGTCAGAGGCAGAAGCCAGGCGGCTTATTAATACTCTGCAGGATAAGACATCCCTGGATGAACTGCTGCAGAAACTCCGTAATGGTGATAAGGATCAATCAAAAAAGGATCTGCTTTCGCAGCTGGAGGCTCCTGCGTATCAAGCACGATTGGAACGGCTGCGGCAGATGCAGAATCAGCTTGATTTGATCATGAGGAATGTGTATCAACAGGAAAAGAACTTTAGCACCAGTTTCTATACCGACCTCGCGAATGAGTCCTATTACCGCAATATATTCAATATTCAGCAGCGCGCAGATGCTGCTTTCTCATTTGGCCACGTCTCAGCTAAAATGATTGATCGTGTGATCAACAGCAGATGGTCCGGAGAGAATTACTCGGACAGGATCTGGAAAAACACTCAGGCGCTGGCACAAAATCTGAAAGAAGAGCTACTTATCAACCTGATTACCGGCCGGACGAACCGTGATGCAGCCAATATCATAGCCAATAAATTCGGGCAGGGAGTCAGCAACGCCCGCCGATTGGTAAGGACTGAAAGCAACTATGTCTCAACAGAAATGAATTTTAAGGCTTATGAAGAATGCGAAGTCGAAGAATATCAATATCTAGCTACACTGGATCTGAAGACATCTCTCGTATGCCGGAATCTGGACGGAAAGATATTTCCTGTAAAAGAAAAGCAGATAGGTCTTAATTGCCCGCCCATGCATCCATGGTGCAGATCCACAACGATCTCGGTTATTGACAGGGCTCTCATTGATAAGATGCAGAGATCTGCGCTTGATCCGGCCACCGGCAAGAGGATCAAGGTGCCTCGGTCGATGTCGTACTGGGATTGGTATGATAAATATGTCAGGGGCAAACCAGAGGTTGAGCTGGAAGAGAAGAAGATCAAGAACCGATCTTCCGATAGAGCTCAGCATAAACGGTACCGTGATATTATCGGTAAAGATACCCCTAAAACGCTGGATGATTTCCAAAATATGAAGTATAATGATACTGACAAATGGAATTCGCTGCATACAAAATACCTGGATGCAAAACTGAAAATGAAAATCCAGTCGGATGCTACCAACAAGACAATTGATCCGGGTAAACAGGGGAAACATATCGTAGGGCATAATAATTATGTAAAAGGGCACAGTTATCTTAAAATTTCTGCCGAAGAAGCACAGCAGCTTGTGAATAAATATGCTGGTACGGGAGAATTAAAAAGAGACAGAGCCGGAAAATGGACCAACAAAGAATTTATATCAGCCGATAAGAAAATTGGTGTTGTCGTGGATCAACAGACTGGAAAAGAGTATCCAACCTCACGGTTTTCGATTCACTACGCCAAAAATGGCGTGCACATAGTCCCGAGAAAGGAGGGGTAAAATGTTGGAAGGAAAAGAACTGGAAATGTATCATGCAGAAAATAAAAATGTTAAAGTGACTCTAACCGATGGAGAAATCCTGGAAGGTTACTGCAGAGAGTTTTCCTGCGAGTACGACAACGATCCGGAAGAAGCGAGTATTACTCTTCAGGACCCGGTGCAGGCTAAGACAGGCAAAACATTAAATCAATCAACTGAAATATTTGAGCATGAAATTGAAAAAATTGAATACAAGAATTAATACCACCCGTCATTTCTGGCAGGTGGTATTTTTATGCAAAAAAGGAGGTGATCAAAATGAAAAAAGTAAAAGTAATCAAACGGTATAACGACGTAGAATTAAAGGCCATACAGGATCCCGGTACGATTTTGGAAGTAAGCGACAACCGGGCGGATCATCTTGTACGTGAGGAAATGGCCGAATACGTCACAGAATCCGGAAAGAGAGAAGAGGGGAAGAAAGGGTAAGGTGATCCAATATCTCCCTTTGAGACGCGGGGTGAAGCGTCTTATTTTTGTGTCCGCAATGACATTAAACTAAAAAAAATCAATTGCAATGGCCTGGGCGTAAGAATGGGCTGGGGCAGAAAGGATGATTAAAAATGAGGAATAAATATTTTAAACTTGCGTGCTGCAGGATACCAATGAACATTCAGTTTTTCGCGGAGCCAGGAAATGACGCTGGGGCCGATGTCGGCAATGGCGGTGGATCCGGAGGCGAAGGGGGATCGGGCGGCACCGGTGGCGACGATTCCGGCGGTAACGGCGGGACAGAACCACCAACTTTTGACGAGCTGCTAAAAGGCGGCCACCAGGCAGAGTTTGACCGCAGGGTACAGAAAGCTATTGATACAGCACTTACAAACGCACAGCAGAAGTGGAATGCTCTTACGGATGATAAGCTGTCTGAGGCCGAGAAACTAGCGAAGATGACTCAGGGAGAGCGGGACAAGTATAATCAGCGGAAAAAGGAGAAGGAATTAGCCGACAAAGAAGCTGCCATTACCAAGCGGGAACTGATGGCGGAGGCTAAGATTACGCTGGCAGAAAAGAAGCTCCCTGTAGGGCTTGCAGAAGTGCTGAGTTACACAGATGCGGACTCCTGCAACAAATCCATCGACGCCGTTGAAAAAGCCTTCCAGGAGGCGGTAGAGGCGGCTGTACAGGACAGATTAAAAGGCGGCACACCGCCAGGAAGAGCGCCTGAAAGTACAGTAACAAAAGAAGAGTACTCCAAAATGGGGTACGCAGAGAGGCTTAAATTAAAAACAGAAAACCCAGAGCTGTTTAAGCAGTTATCTGGAAAATAAGAGAGGAGATATTAAGATATGCCAGGAACAATTTTTGGAATTCCGTTTGACGAGGAATTATTTTTACAGATGTGGAACGAGGCACCGGATCCGTATCTAACTGCAATGATCGATTCCGGAGCAGTGGTTGAGGACCCGACAATAGCAGGGATGATCCGGACAAGCGGAAATATTTACACGATCCCGTTTTACGATACTCTGGATGGAGAGGATCAGAACTATGACGGGCAGACAGATATCACAGTATCTGAGGTTGGAGGAGGCTTTCAGACCGGCGTTGTTTACGGCCGTGCGAAAGGCTTCTTCGCGAGAAACTTCACCGCAGAGCTTTCCGGCGCTGATCCGATGGGGCACATTGTATCTACTATCGCGAGATACTGGCAGAAACGCCGTCAGATGCGTCTGATCGGGATCACAAATGCAGTATTCAGCCTTACCGGGGCAAGCGGTAACGCAAAAACATGGGCTGATACCCATAGCTTAGACCTTGGTTCTGACACGGCCAGCGCGAGGGTGATTGCGGAGACAGACCTTAATGACCTTGCCACACTGGCGTGCGGGGATCATAAGGATCAGTTTGGGCTTGCGATTATGCATTCCAACGTTGCAAAGACGCTGGAAAACAAGCAGCTCCTGGAATACTGGAAATACACAGATTCCAATGGAATTCAGCGTCCAATGAATATTGCCAGTGTAAATGGCTATACAGCGCTCATCGACGATGGTGTGCCGTGTGAAACTGTCGGAGGAGAGGGAGCAAATAAGGATCTCAAAAAGTACACGACCTACCTGTTTGGCACCGGGGTTATCCGTACCGCAAAAGGCCGGGTTGATGTACCGGCTGAAATCAACCGGGATGCAAAGAAAAACGGCGGGCAGGATGAGCTTATCACAAGGATGAGAGAGACACTCCATCCAAACGGATTTAGTTTCAAGGTGCCGTCTTCTGGGTGGACACAGTCCCCGACGGATGCGCAGCTCTTTGCAAAAGCAAACTGGGACATTAAATTTGACCCGAAAGCAATCCCAATGGCACGGTTAATTACAAACGGTTAAGGATGTGGTCTAATTGAGAGATATTGAAATTCTCGAATTAATGACAGGTGAGACTAATTACGAGCTGCTCTCAGTACTGCTTGATGAAGCTACCGAGTATGTGCTGGCGTATACCAACCGCACCATTATGATCCCTGCGCTGAAAAAGACAGCCAGGGATCTGGCGGTGATCGCGCTGAACAGGATTGGCACCGAGGGTGAGTCTGGGCGCAGCGAGGCCGGCGAAACATACAGTTTTGACAATGCCCCGAAACATATCTACGACATCCTAAATAGATACCGGCTTGTACGGATAGGGGGTAAGACACATGAGGCTAAAACGCAGCAGAGTTAGGACGTATTTCCATAAAATCAGAACTGTCAAAAAGGACAAAGAAGGAAGCACGTATGAGGAGTACGGCAATGCCACGTCTTTTCAAGGAGAGGTGTGGCCTGCTTCCGGAAAGGTTCAGGCAGCGATGTATGGCGACAAACTGTCATATATCCGCAATATAAAAATTGCAGGAACATATGAAACTGTTACCGATAGCAATGGCAAAGTACATTATGTATACCCGGGCGGTCTGGACATAACCGAATCAGATGGGTTATGCCTGTATGTTACCGAAAACAATGATCCTGATTATAAGATTATCTCCATTAAACCGTATCAACCATTAAGGCTGGAGGCAGAGCGATTATGATTCTCGGGAAGATGGAATTAGAAAATAAATTGAAAGATCTGTCAGATATCAGCCTACGGAAGGGAGTAGGCAGAGGCATATCGTTGGTTCAGGAATCCGCAAAAAGCAATTGCCCCTCTCATGACGGCGAACTACGCCAGAGCATATACAGCCATACAGAAGAAGATGAAAATGTTATAAGGGGGATATGCGGGCCTGCAGCGAAGCATGGGGTGTATGTCGAATTAGGAACCGGGCCAAAAGGCCAAGCAAAACATGCGGGAATATCGCCAGAGGTTACAGTGGCATATACTCAGTCCCCGTGGTGGATTCATGAAGGCCTCGGAGAAAACGAAATAGACCGGGCAACGGCTGAACATTATCATTTCTTTCATATTGACACTCCGCAGGGGCGATTTTATCAATGTTCTGGCCAAGCGGCACAGCCGTATCTTTATCCCGCTCTCAAGGATAATGAAGATGAAATTGTTCGGATTATTGCCAAGGAGGTAAAGAAACAATTATGAAAAACGTAAAAGACCAGGTGTACGAGGCGTTACGGAATGTATTTGAGTATGTGTCGGATCAGTATCCAAAAGAATGGGCGAACTTTCCGACGTTGCAATATACCGAGGAGGATAACCGGGTACACGAACATACAGAGAAAGAGGATAAATCTTATGTACGTTACCGGGTTGACATATGGCATAATCGATCTACATCGGATGCGGCGCTGGAAGTTGACAGGGCACTGTCAGCACTGGGGCTGGTAAGGACGCTGTGCCAGGATGCCCCCGACCCGTCAGGGCTGAAGCATAAGGTGATGAGATATGAAGGAATTATTGACATGTATACAGACCTTGTATACTGGCCGAATTAGGAAAGGAGAAAAAGAATGTTAGCAAATGGTGCAAAATTAGGATACAAAGCAACAAAAGAGGCGAGCACGTATACGGATCTGCCAGGACTTAAAGAAATCCCGGATATGGGTGTGGATCCTGAGAAGGTAGACGATACGTGTCTAACTGACAAAAATAAGATATATGAAAACGGAATCGGAGATTTGGGAGACATGATATACAAATTCCGATTTGACAATAAAAGCGCAAAGTCTACATACCGTATTCTTCGCGGACTGCAGGACAGCGGGGAAACGTACAGTTTCCAGGAAACACTGCCTGATGGTACTGTCACTACGTTTGACGCCCAGGTATCTGTAAAAAGGACAGGCGGCGGTGTAAATGGTGTAATTGACTGCGACGCTACGATGATGATACAGAGTGACCTTGTAGTAACAGACCCGGCATAATAGCTGGGTCAATTTATTTTAAGGAGGAATAGGTAATGCAGGGAATAGATGATGAATTAAAACAGGAACTGATAACAGATGATTCTGAAAGTGAAGAAAAGGTCGTTGATTTTGGAGAGGAAAAGAAAAGAAGAAAGGCTTTCCACATTTGGAATGTCGGCGACAACGAATATAAATTGAAGTTGCGGGCAAGCATTATCTGCAAACTGGAAGAGAAATATAAAAGAAATCTGCTTGACATTGTGTCGATGGGGAGCTTCCCGCCGCTGAATATCATGCTGACAATCATCCAGGCGGCGATGTTGCCATGGCACCATGGCATTAAATATAAGGAGGTACAGGATATCTACGAAAGATACGTAGAAGAGGGCGGCAGCCAAACAGATCTTGTGTCTAATGTTTTAATGCCGACGTTGGCGGTCTCTGGTTTTTTTACGCCGGATCAGGCGGAGTCGATGGAGGAGAAGTTGCAGGAAGAACCTCTGCTGTAAGGCCGACTTTGTCGAAATACATATATGAGCTTTACCCGAATGCTTTAGACTGTGGTATCAAAATAAATGAGTTTTGGGATCTGTCAGTTCAGGAAATCGAGGATTATATCGAGAGTTATAACCGAAAAGCGAAAAGGCGGATAAGAGAACGGGTGCTGTGGCAGCATGCTGTAGTTGATCTACTTGATGAGAGACTTATCGCAAGATTTTGCGAACAAAAAATACAGTTTACTAAACCATGGGATCGTTACCCAGAATTATTTGAAGAAGAAAGGCTTTTATACGAACAGCAGGAGCAAGCAGAAAAAGCCCTCAGTATGGGCGAATCAAGAAGAGCCTATGCCGCAGAATTTAATCGTAGGAGGAGGTGACGGAATGGACATAGAAAAACTTCGAGTTATTCTCGAAATGGAAAAGAAAAATTATTCCAAAGAGCTTGAGAAAGCACGAAAAGAAACCAAACAGGCCACCGACCAGATTGAAGCCGAAATGGAAAAAGTAAAGCAATCTACAGGCAAGATGGGGTATGGGCTTGATAAGTCTCAAGTCGAGATCCAATCAACAATGCAAAAAATGAGGGATGCTTTTTCTGCACCCTTGCGGGCAATACAAGCCCTGCGGGAAAAAATGGCGATGTCAAATCCTAATGTTGTTAAAACAGACGAGTATGAAAACCTTCAGGCGGAGATCGAAAAAACAGAAGCTAAGATAAAATCATTGAAGCGTGAGCAGCTTGATTTGATGGACAGCGGAAAAGGCAGGGTTTTAACGGCAGAATACAAAGAGATAGCTAAATGCGTATCCGATGCTGAGAAAAGGCTGAATTCTCTTCTTGCAAAGGAAGAAAAATTTAGATCCACGGGAGGAAATACAAGAAGCCGGACCTATAAAACCCTTATGTATGACATCGAAGAAGCAAGGAACACACTTGGGGCCTATAAAGCTGACTTGAATGACATAGAAGAAAATGGTGTGGTGTCAGAACATTCAGCAGCTTGGAAAAAGCTACAGTCCCAAATAGATGAGGCCAAGGAAAAGTTAAAGGGATATAACACCGAGCAAGCAAAGATGGAGTCAGAAGGGAGCGCTTACACTGCGAGAGGATTCAACACGTCAGGGATGCGGAATGCTTCCGGGGTGGGCGGTAAGTTTAAGAAAATTTTCTCCGGCTTAAAAAACGTCTTCTCATCGATTACCACCGGGATAAAAAAGGCTTCGGGAGCATTTGGAGCTCTCATACAAAAATTTGCAACAGGTATTCCCATCATAAAAAGATTTACAGGAGCGGTGAATAAAAATGGAAATGCATTTGGCGGTGGATTATTTAAGGTATTGAAGTATTCCTTAGGAATCCGAAGTCTGTTTGTGTTGACAAATAGATTAAGGGGAGCATTGGTTAATGGTTTTAAAAATTTGGCACAATACAGTGACCAGACGAATGCAAGCTTGTCAATGCTGATGTCATCCCTGACACAGCTTAAAAATGCGTTTGCCACAGCTTTTGCACCTATTCTTGAGGTGGTGGCGCCACTGCTTAATACGCTGATCCAGAAGGTTACGCAGGCGGTATCTGCGATAGGCATGTTGTTCTCCTCGTTGACTGGAAAATCTTATTTTACCTCCGCGAAAAAGGTAAACCAAGATTATGCAGCAAGCCTAAACCAAAACGCAAACAGCGCGAATGAAGCCAATGAAGCCAATAAAGAACTGCAGAGGACATTGCTTGGTTTTGACCAGATAAACAAATTAGACGATGATACATACAGTGCGCCAAGCGGGGGAACCCCGGGTGTACTTGATCCCTCCGATATGTTTGAAGAAGCGCCTATTGGCAATAAGATCAAGGAATTTGCAGATAAGCTGAAGGATGCCTGGAGGAATGCAGATTTTACGGAAATCGGCCAAATAGTAGCCGACAAACTAAACCACGCCCTGGAGAACATCCCCTGGGGCAGGATTCGTGCCACGCTGAACAGGATCGCAAAGAGTATCGCGACTTTCCTGAACGGATTTCTGGAAAGAATGAATTGGGAGCTTGTTGGCGATACAATTGCCCAGGGGTTAAATACAGCGTTTGAATTTGTGAACACCTTCGTGAAAAATTTCCATTGGGATTCCCTGGGGAAAGCTATTGGGAAGCTGATAAATGGGGCATGCAATGGGCTTAACTGGGATCTGATACACGGGACATTGAAAGGGATTGTCGAGGGCATAACCACATCAATTCGGAATATCCTGGACACAGCGGATCCTAAACTGGTCGGTAATACATTGGGAAATTATATACATTCCTTCATTCTGATCGGATACACTGCTGTAACCACATTCCCGTGGGCGAAACTTGGGAAGACACTCGGGGAATGCATTAATGGCGCTATCGAGAAAATCGACCTGCCCATGCTCGGCACCACAATCGGCAAGCTGATAACCGGCATATTCTCTTTATTCCGGAAATTGGCTGGAACAATAGAATGGGACGAAGTAGGCAAGGAAATAGCGACAGGACTCAACAATATGTTTAAGGAGCTGGATCCGGACGAGATCGCAGAAGGAATTAACAATGTCGTTAACGGCCTATGCGAAATGCTGGGGACATTTTTAAAAGAAGTTGACTGGGGCGAATTATTTGGGAAAATAGTTGAGATCTGGAATAAGCTGGACTGGAAAGTGAAACTTGGGGTAACGGCCCTTGTTATAGGCAAGGCACTGTTTGGAGCCCTGGGCCTCGTGTTCAAAAGCCCGGCGTTATCTTCGGGGCTTGCAGAAGCATTTGGCGGGAGCATAGCAACCGCTCTGAAGGCTGTACCAATGGCCCTTGCAGGAGCAGCAGGCATTGGATTCATCGGGTTTAACATATTCGATGTATTTAAGGACATGCGGGAATCCATAAAGAATAAGGACATATTCGGGATTGTGGATTCTATTAAAGGCTTCTTCTCTTTGCCCGACATACCAAATTCCATGAATGCGGGCATTAAAAAAGCATTGGATGCAGTCGGATTTTATGATCCGATACGTGAGAAATTTGCAGACTGTAAGGAATGGTTAATTGATAAAGGTGTAGGTACCATCGAGGGACTTATAAGCGGTATTGAAAATAAGTATCCAGATGTACAGGCGTTTTTCAAAGGATTACCGGGCGACATTAAAGCGCAAGCTGGAAACGCAGGATCTTGGCTGTTAGAGAAGGGCCGGTCAGCCATTGACGGCCTGAAAAGCGGTTATGAATCTAAAATTGGTACATTTTTCTCGAAGGTGCAGCGCCTTAAGGATGAAACATTCTTTGCTATAGGCGACTTACTGGGAAAAGTAAGACCGAAAGGCGGGGATATTGCATCCGGCCTTACAGGCGGGTTTAATGACAACAAGAAGACCCTGCTCTCGACAATATCCAATATTCCCGATCTGATCAAGAGCGGCCTGGGGGATTTAGGGACCATAGGGCGGAATGCAATTCAATCATTCGCAAATGGTTTTTCATCTGTTCACATCCCGATGCCGCATATAGGTATGGATTGGAGTAAGGTTACCCTGGGAAAGACAAGTTTTAGCATCCCTAATTTCCGGTTAAGCTGGTATGCCGCTGGCGGGTTCCCGGATGCGGGAGAAATGTTCGTTGCGCGCGAAAATGGCCCTGAAATGGTCGGGCGAATGGGAAACAGGAATGCTGTAGCAAATAACGGACAGATCGTTGAGGGTATTAAAAAGGGTGTATATGACGCCGTTGTATCTGCCTTTTCGCAGTTTAAAGCAGGGGATGGGCAGGAGGTAAATATAAATGTGTACCTCGGAACTAAACAAGTAACAGATGTATTCATCGAAGATATTAACAATAGGACAATATCTACAGGCGTATGCCCGATTAGGTTATAGGGGGGTGACAGTGTGGACAACTTGGTTATTGGCGGTGTTACAATGCCAATCCTAAAAAAAGACGGTCTTGAAATCAAAAAAGAGAAGATATGGTCGAAGAACACGGGGAGGTCGTCTTCGGGTGACATGATAGGCGACATCGTCAAGATAAAATACACCCTACATTGCGAATGGCCCCCATTAAATAAAGGAGATGCAGCCAAAATAGACGCGGCTGTGTCTCCTTCTTTCTTTAACGTGACCTTCACCGACGTAGGAGGGGCGCGAGTAACGAAAGTGTTTTACGCTGGATCACCTGTATACCCTGTGTACAGTTACGTTTCCGGTGTGAAAACATATCATGGGGTCACAGTCGATCTGATAGAAAAATAGGAGGAGCAAGATGTTAAAAACAACAAAAAGCATTTCCCTGACGGGAAACAGCATGATTAACGACAAGCCAGTGGTCTATATGCAGGCAAGTATATCTACCGGCGGAGGGACAACCAGCCATTCAAGCAGCATCCAGGACAAGGCATTATATGAGTCAAACAAAACTGAGTGCCGGCAGGATATGGCTGCATTTGACGCTATGGTATATGAGATCGAGGATACAATGCAGACGGAGGTATCGCAGTAATGAAAATCAAAAACAGCCAGGTAGTGACTTTTTTGAACGGGGTTGCAGATATCCAATCAAAAATGCTACCTACTAAAGTCGGATATGCAATTGCAAGGAATATAGCACTGTTAGAATCCGTTGCAAAAGCGTACGAAGAGGAGCGCACAAAAATTATTGATAAGTATGCTAAAAAAGGCGAGGATGGAAGATATATCGTCGTGGGAAATACTTATGATATCCAGGATATGGCAGGTTTTGGGGCTGATATGGATGAGCTGCTGGGAATTGAAAACGAGGTTGCAATTCACACCGTTTCGCTATCGGAACTGGAGAAGTGCGACTTAGAACAGTTCGATGCACTCACAGTAAAAGACCTTAAACTGCTGGATTTCATGACAGTAGATTAGGCCGGGAGGTGGGAGAATGTATCAACCATCTGCGGCGTTTGCGGAATTGATACAGAAAGATTCCCGGACGTTTAAGTCAAAACTAATTATTGGCCAGAATGAAATCGAGACAGACATTAAAAGCATTATTCTAAGAGGGGGATCCAATAGTGGATCCTCTTTTATTATTGGAAGTTGTATCAGCCAGTATATCGAAGTGGAAATGGCGAAACAGACGATCCTCATTGAAAATAAAGAACTTGAATGGCGTATAGGAGCAAATATCTCAGATACGGTAGAAGAATACATTCCAATGGGTTTTTTTACGGCAAATAAACCAGAAGCCGATGAGGATATGGTAAAGTTCACGGCATTTGACCGCATGATGAAAACGGAAAGGGCGTATTTTTCTTCCCTGCCTGCATCCACAACAACTGTGGCCGTACTAAAAGAAATGTCTACGTTTCTTAGCATCCCCATAGTAACTACAGGGCTATCAGCAATAACAATAAAACGCCCGGATGGTTACACCTGCAGAGAAGTTCTATCTTACATATCGCAGATGTATGCAGGGTTTGCTATATGTAACCGCCAAGGACAAATTGAAATAAAAAAATATGCAGTATCCAACATAAGTATTGCCCCCACAAGATACTGGGACACTTTTAAACATAATGACTTTCCGTATACATTCCAAAAGATCGTGTGCTATACAGGCAAAGATGAAAACGGAGAAAGCATCTCTATAACCGCTGGCAGTGGAAACCGAGAACTTACAATATCCAACCCGTTAATGACCCAGAGTATCTTAAACAGTGTGGCGGCGGCTCTGAAAGGGTTCAGCTACATGCCTGGAAGCCTTCGGTTTCTGGGAGATCCTCGGATAGATCCGTGGGACATCATTAAGGTGTCGGATCGGGATGGCCACATCTATTCTGTTCCGGCCATGAGCATGACACAAGATTTTGATGGCGGGATGACCACCAGTGTGGAAGCCCCCGGGGAATCTGAAACGGAAGAGCAACAAGGATTTAAGGGCCCTGTTACGCAGGCAATAGAGCGTTATGCTGTACAACTTGCCTTGGTAGATCATGCAATCGTTAATAAGTTGGATGTCAATGTGGCCAACATCACCTATGCAAAGATAACGGACTTGGAAGCCACAAATGCTATTATTACAAAGCTAAAGACTGAAGATTTAGTTGCAATAAATGCAAAGATAAATACTGCAAATATCAATCTTGGAAACATTGAAAACTTGCTATCGGGGAATGCCGGAGTTGGTGATCTGACAAATATACATCTAACCTCCCAGAACGCGGTCATCGAGAGCGCACTGATAAAAAGCGCGGTAATGCAGTCCGTGACAGTGAATGATCTGCTGGCGGGCACCATCTATACTAACAAATTTCAAATTTGGTCAGATGAAGCTGGCGGCATGAAGATATTCGGGTCTACTCAGCAGTGGATGGACAAGGATGGAAGGATAAGGATGCAGGCGGGACTTGGGTCCGATGGAGCATTTAATTACTATATCGTGGATGCTGCGGGAAATACGATGTTTGATGCCCTTAACGGCGTGTCTGCCGCAGGCATTAAGGCACCGATAATTAAGGACAGCATGGTGGCTGATGATGCAAATATCAATGGTAACAAAGTTGATGTTCAGACTCTGACGCAAAATATCAACGGCAGCAATGTTCAGATATTAGGTAGTAAAGTTGTTATTGATGGAACTAGCCAGACGATATCGGCAAAGTTTGATAGCATGCAGGAGGAGATTGACAGCATATCTGCTTCGGGTGGTGGATATATCTTGCAGACCTATGTAGAGGGCGGTCATACGGGTGACGGTGAGACGGCAACGATACATGCCAGACTATATGCGAGTAACAAAGAGGTAACAGAGACTTTCGGCCCGGAGCACTATGTCTGGAGCCGGCTGTCGGAGGATGATTCGGGGGACGACGCATGGAATGGGAAACGGATTACCGGATATTCCATACAGCTTTCCGGTACGGATGTGACGATGATGGCAAATTTCGAATGTAAATTTCTGATTTGGGATGAGTTTGAAATCATTACCAAGGAAGGGGCAAGCCTGCAGACGAAGGCCGGAGAGCAATTAATCGCAAAATGTATCTAAAAAGGAGAATGAAATATGAGTGTAAAAGCAGTTCAGGCCACCATAAATGGCCAAAGTTACAATCTAACATTAAACAGCAGCACCGGTAAATGGGAGGCCACTGTTACAGCCCCTTCGACGTCGTCATACAAACAGTCGGGGCATTACTACGGCGTATCTTTAAGGGCAACTGATAATGCAGGCAATGCAGTGACCAAGGATGCCTCAGACGCTACCTTGGGCAGTAGCCTACGACTTATAGTCAAAGAGAAGGTTGCGCCGGTGATCACGATCACAGCACCTTCTGCAAATGCATTGATTATAAATAATAAACCGGCAATTATCTGGACTGTAACCGACAACGATTCGGGAGTCAATCCGGATACAATAAAACTCACAATAGATTCTGGGACTGCAATCACCGGAAGCAGCATCACCAAAGAAGCCATTACCAATGGTTATAAGTGCACTTATACGCCTACAACCGCACTTTCTGACGGCAGTCATACAATTAAAGTGGACGCATCAGATTACGATGGGAATGCGGCGGCACAGAAGAGCAGCACATTTAAGATTGACACTGTACCTCCGGTATTATCTGTCACATCCCCGGCTAATGGTCTGGAAACGAATCAAGCAAAAGTAACAGTGGCAGGAACAACCAATGATGTAACGAGTAGCCCAGTTACCCTTACTATCAAACTTAATTCCGGAACCGCAGAAGCTGTTACAGTTGCATCTGATGGTAAATTCAGCAAGGAACTGACTCTTACGGCTGGAACCAATACCATTACAATCGTAGCCACGGACGGGGCCGGAAAGAGTACTACAGTTACAAGGACTGTGAAACTAGATACAGTGGCTCCTGTGATTAGTGCTGTGACAATGGTCCCGAATCCGGTGGATGCCGGAAAGACATTTGTAATTACTGTAACTGTTACTGACTAAGGCGGTGCGCCTATGGTCGATAGAGTTATTGGAAAAGCAAATGATTTCGAACTGATCTTCGTGCGTAAGGAGGGGGACTGCTGGGAAGCGGTTACCCCTCCAAATGTATATGGAGAGTATCCGGTAGAGCTGTGGGCATACGATACGGCCGGTAATGTCTCATATATGGCCACCATGCTGTATATCGTGAGTGAACATACTCTGCAGGCTTATCTGATACCGATTGAATATGCAGGGATATTGGACAGCCAGGAACTGATTGCCAAACTAGATAAATTGGGCCTAGAAGCCGTATTAGCAGAGTTGAAAATTTTACAAGGAGGTGTAGATCATTGGAGAGAATCAGCTTTGACTTTGGAGAAAAAAGACACGTACGCATGACTGTCAAAATTACATCAGGAGAAGACCTCCCATTTCTGATCCGCACCGCAAAGTGGGAACTACTTGATGAGTCAGGAATCATCGAAGATTCTGGAGATTGCATGATTGAGGAGCATGATCTAGATGCGTACATTAATCCTCTCAAGTCTGAATCCTATACCCTCAGATATATCTATGAGGTGGCAGACGAAATATGGGTTGATAAATTAAGGGTGGTGGTTTCCTGATGGCGGCACCGAACATTGTGATAAGCGCGGTTAAGATTACCCCTCAGACTGTTACTGTAGGGGAGAAAATCGTAATCAGCGTAACAATAGTACCGGAACAGTTTAGGATAGCCACAAAGGCGGGAGAAAATCTTCTGGACAAATCCGGAAATGAATTGATATGCAAGGAGGAATAATATGGCAACAAAAAAACTGCAGGATTTAACTGCATCAACAAGCCCAGGCGATGCAGATATACTTTTAATTGAGGATACGGCTGCAACGAAGAAAATAACATTTCTAAATCTATTCAATCGGATCAAAACGAAATTAAGCCTGGCCACTGTTGCCACAAGTGGCAAATTAGCAGACACTGTTAAAGACGCAAATAACCGTACAATTACGGACGCTGAACGGACAAAATGGAACGGGTACGGTACTTCTATTGATTCACTAAATAGCAATTTGCAGATTAATGTTGTGGACTATGAGTTGGCACGGTGCACATACAGCTCAGGAAACGTCTACACGCAGAACGGAAGGCTTGTCTTCAACCTCACAGCTAAAGTTAACACGACAGTGAATAGTTACGATGAGATTATACGTAATCTACCGGCAATACGTGCCAACATGGTTGCTTTGAACTTCTTTGACGTTACGAAAGAAAGTAAACTCGCCACTTGTATCTGCCAAAACGGAGTTGTCAAACTTATCGGCGGCAGTGGAAATCTCCCCTCTATAAATGATGCAATTGTAATCACTGGAGAGTGCCTGCTCAAATAATTATTTTGATCGGGCCACGAAAGTCTCATTAATATTTACGCCTACTCCTTTTGCGGTATCTGCTGTGAGCGCGTAGGTTACTTTGCCGTCTACATCAATTGATAATCTCAATAGTCGATTCGTGGATGCAGAACAAAGTCCATATTTTATGATTTTATACGGGGGCCGATATGTTTCCGGTAACGTGCCAATTACTAATTCTGCATCGGCTGGCACATCTTTATCCAGGAGCCCGGCACAATGCAGTTGCATAGTCCTCCCGCTTACAATGACATTAGTCACAGGATAATAGGTCGAGTTAATCAGATTAAAATTAGCCGCGTTCAAATTGCTATTTAGT